GTAAGGGGCATTTATATGTCTTTATGGTGACATTCGATGCACTGTGCCCCCTTTTTACTAACGATGCAGATTATTTTCGCTTCTGTATCATATTAGGCGCGTAGTTGCGGATTTGAGGATGAAGAAAAAAATCGCAATTTGGCTATTCAAGTTAGCTAGAAGACTCTACCCTATCAGTGTAACTGTCTTCGAACAGAAAGAAATCCTAGAGCCAAAGGTATGTGCCAAGGCTTATCGTATCGACAAGAATTACATTCGCCACTACAAGCGAGACCATCATGTCAAGTCCATGAGAGAAGCTTTGCGTGAGATAACAACGGAAACTCTCGCACAGGCAAAGAAAGATGTACTCAATACTATCGAATCCAAGATCATGAAGCAGAGAGTATATCAGAAGGATGGCAATACGATTGTAGAGGTAAAGGTTAATTGCTATGTCTCCAAAGAAGAAGGTTAAGCCTATTCCAAAAGAACCTCAGTTCTGCAAATTATGTGCCCACGTTTCCAATCCACGTAATCTTAGTGTTACGGGAGAGCCAACGTTGGGCACTTGCCCTTATGAGGAGTTTGCTATCCTCTATCAAAGGGAATGTGTAAACGAACATTATAAGCCGAAATAAATGAGACCAAATATCCCCAATCAAAAGAAAGCATACGATGCTCTGAACAGACGCTTAGTTAACTACGTGGCACAAGTTCAGAGCATTTATGATAGAATCGCTAGCCAAGTTGCTACTGCTATAGATGGTGTCGGTTATGATGGTTCTGCGGAGTTCTTGTTTGGGGACTATCCAGAACTGAAACAAACCATCAATGGCATTATGACCAGTTATGCTGCACAGATGAATAACCTCATCTATGCAGGTACCACAAATGAGTGGAAAGAAAGTAACATCATGCAGGACCTACTTGCAAGAAAGGTACTTCGTGCTTATGATTTTGAGAAGGGTGGAGATAAGTACAACAGGTATTTCCAACCTAATTCAGATGCTTTGAAGGCTTTTCAGAATAGGGTTGATAAGGGGTTGTCTGTTTCGCAGAAACTATGGTATCAGTCACAAGCCTTGAAAAAGGAACTAGAGCATACCATATCAACTGCAATAGAAAGAGGGCAGTCTGCGGTTGTCCTCAGCAAGCGAATCAGTAAGTATCTGTTAGACTATCCTTCATTAAAGGCAGATTATACAGAAAAGTTCGGAAAAGCCGCAACATGCGCGAATTGCCAATACGCATCTATACGTTTGGCAAGAACCGAGATAAACATGGCTTACCGAAAGGCAGAGCAGACACGTTGGCAACAATTTGACTTCATCTTGGGCTATGAGATTAAGTTGAGTAAACGCCACCCTGCACCCGACATCTGTGATGATTTGTTGGGAATATACCCAAAAGACTTTGTCTTCCTAGGTTGGCATCCTAACTGCATGTGTTATGTTGTACCTATTGTGATGAGCGATGAAGAGTACTATGGTTCTCCTTCCATTCAGAAGTCAGCTATGATTTCTCGCACCCCAAAGAACTTTAATGACTGGGTACGCAATAACCGCAGCCGAATCGGGCAAGCTGAAACACTTCCATACTTCTTGAAGGATAACAGAAAGTATTGGCACCTGTCCGTTGAGGACGCGGCTGAGTACCGCCATGCTGACAGAGACGAAAAAGCCATAAAGCTTGCTTGGAAGAACAGAGACTTATTGAAATACAACATAGATGTAGATAATTCTGACATAGCAACATTAAGGCGAAATGCTAAAGCCTATGAAGTTGATATATCAAGCTTTGAAAAATTCCTCACTACACATCAATTTAAAGAGAGTTTGGGAATGCTGACTGATAGTGAACGTTCTGTTTTGTCAGATATGTTCGACAAGTATGATGACAAGGTTCGTCAAGCTGTAGAGTCTTTCGGCAGGACAAAGAAAAGTTATCTAGCAAAGTTTGATTATAGCTATGATTTCGGCGATTGGAGGGATGGTATAACTAACAAGTTTGCAAATATCACTCCTACACAATTCGAACCAGTGAGCAAGATAAAGTTGAAGGCTACTTATGATGAAGCTCGTAGGGAACTGCAAGACCTTCGCTCTATTCCGTTGAAGCCTAAGAAGCTAATAGATGATTTCGATGATTGGGAATTGGAGACTGCATTAGACGACCAGGAAGCAGTTATGGCAGGAAAGAAGCTCATGCAAAATCTGTACGGACCAAACATTGATAACGTCAATTCTTGGATAAGAGTTATGTCGGCTTACAAATCAGAAGGCTGGGGCAAGGCTTATGAGGTCTTTCTTGACGAGTATCATAACGGCTTGAAGGAGGTCATGGAAGCTGCTACCCATCTGAACGAATTGAGAACAGCAGATTTGAGTATCATTCCTACAAGATGGATTCCTCGCTTCAATGATTATATCAAGACCATAGAAACTGCAAGGATTGATGTTCGAGGTTACGAAAGGGTTTATCGTGAGATAGAGGGTGCGTACAATATCTACAAGCTGTCTTCGGATCAAGATTTGATTGCGTATGGCTTAGATAAGCTATCCTTCAATACACCTCATACCATCGTGGAAGGTTTTAGAGGTATTGGGTTGAGTCCGACCAAATGGCTTGGAAAGAAAGAGTTCTACGATAGCTTTGATAAGTATGTTCCTTGTATTAGCCTTAGCGGAAACAAAGCCTACTATTGGAGTAAGTATAAGCATGTTAGAATAGACTTCGATGGTCTGAAGGAAAGAATCTTAAATTCAGAATGGTATCGCAAGGGGCTCCAATATCACGAATACGGACACGCTAAAGCCGCATTACAAGGTAATTGGGAAGGAAATGCAGACTTCAAAAATCTTTATAAAAGGTTTTTTGCTGACTACAACAAGCCCGAATATAGATACGTAGATGGAGAAGGTGTTTCGCAATGGAAAATCGCTGATAGACTATTTGAAGAGCTCAAACTCGTAAAAGACAAAACGTATGATGTAATGGAACAATTTGGCAAAATCTCTGATACTTTGCAAGCTATCGACAAAGATCACAACTGGATACAGGGAATGTTAGGACACGACGTCGATTACTTCGCATCGAGTTCGCATAATTGTTTAGCTGATATTATAGCCCATTTAAGCGAAAATTATTGGTCTAACAATAAATACTTCAAAAAGGTTTTGCCAAGGCTTTATAATGAAGCTATGGCTCTCTATGAGAAGTATTATAAGCTAAACAAACCGACAAAAAGATAGGTGGTAGTCTATGGTTCTACCACCCATCTTGATTTTCTTTCGGTAGGACCTACGGCTGATTCATTGGTAATATAGGTCAGACCAAACTTTGTTTTAGTTTTCATTGCCTTGCGAATAGAGAGCATTATTTCTTCTCTCGTAAAGCCGCTAATAGGATAGTTTTGTAGAGCTAATTCTACTGCGCACATTTGAGCTACACCTGCATTTCCTTTGGTATAGTAGTTCACTACCTGTTCGTCTGTAAGCTCATTCACGGACTTAACAGAGCATTGTTCTAGATATTCTTGTATATTCATGCTGCAAAGATAGTAAAAGTTTCCCAAACTACAATACGTCCGATTAAAAAGTTAGCAAAAGTTAGCAAACAGGCTATAAAGAAGTTTAAAAGTTAAACTATTGTAAGTGCCTGGAAATAAGATAGTTGATATTTGGTTAATTCGCAAAAAATGACTATCTTTGCACTATCAAAATAAAAATAACAATTAAAAGATAAGAGCAATGAATACGATAAAGACGTTTATTCCATCAGAGTCAGTTGACGCATTTAAGAAGTTCGCTGAGAAGACAAAGCGCAATGTAGAAGGTTTCGACTACACCATTAGTAACCCACGAAAAAAGTTATTCCGTCATGCGGTAGTAGAAGATTGTCAAACCATCATTGGGAAGTATTGGCATGACATCTGTGACCTCACCATCAATATGCCAGACGAAAGTAATTGGAGATTGCTGGCCACATATAAGAATGGAGCCTTTACTCCTGCTGATACAACCGAGGAGTTGGTATTCAAGATTAAGGAGCATGGAGCTGATTACGGCAAATGCGACCTATGTGGTCATTGGTGTAACAACGCATACGTAATCGAGAATACGCAAACTGGCGATGAACTGCAAGTAGGTTGCGAGTGCATAAAAAAGTTCGGATTGAAGTACATTGACTTCCTCTCAGACTTTACACGCAAACTTTATGAGACCTACGACCACACCATCAGATATGCCACCGATGATGACTATGGAGACCTTATTCCAATTTGGGGTGGTCCTAAGGATAGTAGATATACGGATGCCATCTTGAAGAATGACATGATCGCCATGTGCAAGGCTCAGTATGACGAGTGCCCTGTTTACAAGAAAGGCTATTACGCAAATGGTCACTATTACCCATCAGAAACAATCGCCAAATTAGAGGAAATAAGAGACTCTAAGAAGTTTACGGTTGACTCCTCATACATAACAAAGGTCTGCGATTTTGCGCTCTCTAAAGAGCCTAAATCGCAATTCGAGGTTGAAATGCAGAAAGTAGCAAATGACTACTACACATTCTCGGAGCAGTTCGTTTATGCTTTCTTCCTGGTGAAGAACTACGAGGATAGCTTAAAAGGTGGTATTGATGCCATCAAGAAAGGTATGCAAGTCAAGGTAGTCGGTAAAGTCATTCAACAGCGCACAGAGCAGTCTTACTACGGAGAAATGGTCACAAACACCATCCTTACTAAAAACGGAATAGTCTGTGAAAGGGTTGGCAAAATACCAACTGCACAAAAAGATGGCGAGAAGACCACCGAGTTCTATGCTATCGTCAAGGGTGTGTTCAATGGAAAGGTTTGCCTAGACAGAGCTACTAAGAATCCAAAGAAAGGAATTGAAGTGGCAATGGAGATTTAGTTATGAGCGCATTCAACATCAACACCTATTATGGCTGTGAAACTTGCGAAGCAGCCGACGAATATGGTAATGGTTGCAAGCATGGTCTGTTATTCCCTGTCCTGCTTGTGATAGCTAATAAAAGGGAATGCCCAAATTATAGATTTCAAAGAAAGGAATAGAATGAGTTATAAAGACAGAATAGAATTAGAGCAACTTTTAGGTAGTTTTGTAACATCACCTAAAAGCCTTCTATCAGAAAAAGAGGTCAAATTGCTAAGAAAAGCCATGCGACTTATTGGTAGAATAAATAAGAGATACGCGGATTTATACATGTAAATACGAAATGATATGAAATTGCAGGTTTATTTCTTATACAGAACAGATGAGCACCTATCAACAGACAGCAAGGAATTGCTCTTTATTGGCAACCTTCCAAATTGCATGAAAGCAGCAAGGAAGTTTAATGCTACAGATACTCAGATTAATGAACTTGGGTATCATAAGCAAAGTCAACTTAACAATGTAGGTTACGAGTTTATGCTAGAACAGCATACACTTAACGAATATATAGTAGAACCATAAAATATACGATTATGAAGATATACAAATTGATATGGTATCTCTACACAGAGGACCAACTTAAAGAATCCCTCATCACCAATAAGGAAGTTGCAGAAAAACGTTATCAAGAGCTGAAGAAGTCTCTTTATCGTGGATGCTGGTTATCCCTCTCAGAATTAGTTGAAAACGAAGACCACGAACTAGTGAAGGGTGAAGGTCTTCATTATAACGACATTTAAAAGTTAGAGCAATGGAACAGAAGTTATTAGATTTGATTATCCATATAGGACAAGTTAGAGGTTGGGCTGTAGATGCTACAGATAATGGCAATGACCTTGCCTACATCTTCTTTCAGCGTTATTCTCCTGCTGGTCAAGATTTCAACATGTCAATCGAAATGCCAAACAATGACACGAATGAGTTTTTGAAGAACCTCGATGATTACTACGAGAACTTCGATCCAGATAGTGAAGCCCTAAACTGGTGTGACAAAGAAGGTCATGGTATAAATGGAGCACCCAAACGCTTGAAGGATATCATCATTGATTTCGAGGAAATCGAAAAGGAAATCAAAGAACTCCTAGAAGTATTCAATCTCAGAATAGAGGATTTGGAAAAGGCAGCCATCCATAAGGTTAAAGTGCAGGTAACCGAATACCTACAAAAAGTGGTAGAGGTTGATGCCATCAATGGCAGTGACGCATGCGATAAAGTCGAAGAAATGGTTAATGGATCAGAAATCATCTTGACAGCAGACGATTTCACAACAAGAAACATTGAGCCTTATGAAGATAAGTAAAACTGCACAAGCTGTGCAAAAGCTAAAAGATGGAGATTTGAAAGGAGCACTCTCCATCTTTTCTACTTTTAAGTATGATTTCACAAGGGATGAACGTAGAATCATGCGAATTGCATACGAAACACTTTGCGGACATGGTGCTTTCTATCAATCATTAGGAATTGATGCTGGTCAGATGATAGCAGATGCGGCAAGTATACTATACGATAAGTATCTGAATAACAATAAGTTAAACTAAGTTAGCAAAAAGTGCTTTATGCTCAAAACGTTTGGTCATTTGCAAAAAAATGATTACCTTTGCACTATCAAAAATAAATAATAACAATTAAAAGATAAGAGCAATGAAACGATTTGAAGATTACGAAAAAGCTTATAATAAATGCTATGAACTTTTGCAAAAACTCACAGCATTGATAAAAGAGACAGATGGCAACCTCACTATCGAGATAAGATTTACTTATATTGACAAATATCCAATGCTTTCTGTTAAATACTATTGTAATTACCTATACTCATTTCTTCCACAAGAAGATGGTACATTTGTTATTTCTACAGACAATAAAATCTATACAATGGATGAAATTGAGGCGAAGATAAGAAAGAATTGTTATTTAGACTAAAATATAAGAGCAATGAAACTGATTACGAAAGAAATTAAGAAGAGACTGGAAAAATATCCTCTCTACTCACAGGATGGCAAAAAGGAAGAAGCCATCTGTCAAGCAAAGTTCTTCCTTTGTGTTGGTGCATGGTCTTGGTTCATATTGGAAGCAGACCTAGAGAACAATATCGCCTACGGAATCACTATCAATGGAAGTGGTGAAGGCGAGTACGGCTACACAAGCTTAACCGAGTTGCAGGGGCTAACAACTAAGTTAGGCTTAACCGTAGAGCGAGATACCTCATTCTCCCCTACTCCACTAAAGGATATTGATAACGAATATCTAAAGAAGTTTCTTAAGAAAATGTACGCTTGAAAATAATTTCTCACTTTTTTCAAGAAACTGTTTGTTGATTAAATAATTTTATCTATCTTTGCAAAAAGTTACAAAAAAATGAAGATTTATACATCATACTTCTCAAACGGAGCTAAGTTAGCAAAAGCTGGTATCATGATGATCGGTATTGCCCTCTACCCTCCGAAATGGTTTACAGGATTGTCAAACAAGTACGTGTCGCCATCATGGGACATTCTTCATAACTCCAAATCTAAAGAAGATTACGTACAACGTTTCAATTCTGAGATATTGTCTCATCGGGACCCAAAAGCATTTCTCTCATCAATAGAGAAAATGGCAAATGGAAAAGATGTAGCTCTATGTTGCTTCGAAAAGCCAGATGATTTTTGCCATCGCCACCTAGTAGCAAAATGGCTGAATGAAAAGTTGGGAGTGCAGGTCGAGGAATTTGGAATTTCCAAGAATCCTGTTTACTCGGAGCAAAGCTTGTTTTAGAAATTCCTCCTTTCAAAATACCCACAAGGGTTGACGGCTCGGAAAGACGAGCATTTTTGCGTGTATAGAATATTGTTATTATAAGCGGAGATAGCTCAGTTAGCAGAGCGCAGTGATACCATCACTGAGGTCGTTGGTGCGGCTCCAACTCTCCGCTCTTTTGCGGGTATAGCTCAGTCGGTCAGAGCGTCACATTACCAATGTGAAGGTCGAAGGTTCGAGTCCCTCTAGCCGCTCTATTTTTGTAGAATTAAAATAAAAGAGCATGAAAATAGCAGTTATAGGAACGGGCAACGTGGGAGTAGCTTTTGCCGCAGACCTCTCTATTAAAGGTCATGAAGTTACACTCCTAAAGACATCTTCATACAAATCAGATGCCTTTGATAGACTTATCAAGAACGGCAAAAGGGTTTTTCTTAAAGAGAAATCAACTTATATAGAAACTGCAATCAAAGAGGTTTCTAAAGACCTCAGTAAGGTTGCAGAAGCAGAAGTTATATTTTGTACTATTCAGAGTAACTTCTATGAGGGTCTAGTAGAACGTATACATCAATACCTTCACAATGATCAGATTGTTGTCTGTATCTCTAGTTACGCATCCTCTTTTTATTTTGAGAAACATTGCAGAAAACTACCAATGTTAGTTGAAGCAACAGGTCCATATTTGGAAGGACGAGTAGAGTTGGATGATAAACCAAACGAAGTTGTTTTTCGTGTTGGTTATAGGCATGAAGTTATTCCTGTAGCATGCTTTTCTAATCATGATACCTGCATGGAGAAACTGCATAAAATTAGCAAAGGTTTTATAGCAAAATATTGCGTGCTTGAATCTGCATTACTCAATCCAAATATGGTATTGCATACGATAGGTTCAATTATGAGTATTCCGAGAATAGAATATTCAAAGGGAAATTTCTGTATGTATCGTGAAGCATACGCAAGAGGAAATGACTCCACTATCAATCTATTGATGAGACTTGACGAAGAAAAGATGAAAGTCTTAAAAAACTTGGGTTTTTTCAAAACAAGCGTATTTGAAGCAGGAGGTTTCAATATGTCAGACCCAATAGAGAGTTTGCATCGTTACTCAGAATCTAGTGATAGAGCCATCAGCCCAACATCTGTTCACTCACGTTACATCACAGAAGACGTTTCAGAGGGATTGGTACTGATGGAAAGTATTGCACTTCATATAGGCTTAGAGTTACCTGTTACATCATCCCTCATTACGCTTGCAAGTGTAGCTTTAGGAATAGACTTCCGTAAAACAGGAAGAACTATTCAGAGATTAGGTATTATTAACGAAATAGATATGCTTCATGAATGTAGATAGCGATATAAAAAACAGAACATTTGGTATTGAAATCGAAATGTGCAATCTTGAAAGGGCGAAGGTAACTTTGCCCGAAGGTTACTCCTGGAGCAAGGAAGAGAGCATTGATAATACCGATTGTTCAAGCAATAAGCAGTTTGGTGGAGAGGTGAATACCCCTCCACTACATCTTTGCTGCCTAAAGGAATTGCACGACCTTCGTTCAGTATATGAATCAATGGTTGCTGCAGGTGGAAAGATAAAGTGGAGTATTGATACTCATGTTCATATATACGTAGGAGATTTGTCTGTAGATCAGCTAAAGAAAGTATATCTGTTCTTTTATGTCTGCTATCCATATTTTAAGAGATATGCGAAAATCTCAGACTGGGATGAAAACATCTTCAATGCAAAACCTATTCCTACAGAAAAATATTTCGAAGGAGTAAAAAATGCGCAGACGTTTGATGATTTACAAACTCTCTTCACTAATCAGTCTAAGAAGGGATTCATTCGTCATGCAGTGAATATTTCTGCATACTTCAAGACGAAGACGATAGAATTTAGAACGTTTCATGCAACTGATGATTTCTATCGAGCTATGAATTGTGTGTATTCTGCATATCGCATATTCTATTACGCTATAAGCCACGAATTGGAAGATTATCAATCAATAACATCTTACAAGCAATTTTGTGAGGTTACGGGGCTTAAATATGATACTCCAGATGAGTTATGCCCACTCCTATATCAAGGTAATCCATATAGCGCAATAGAAGCTTTTATGACTATGCCTTTGCCATACAATTCTGAAATGGTTTCAGCTCTATATGATGCTGTAAAAGCTAACGGACACAAGGAAATCTGCATAGTAAATGGCTTTATGTATTACTATGAGTTATTCTTCCTTGATAAGGTGGAAGTATCTATATACTGCCAAGATGCCTACTGCTATCTGCTCTATATGTTGGCAAATGGTAAAACATCACTAACATATAAGGATAAGCTTGCATGGTTGGAGGACTATAACAATCCTACACCATCAAGGCAGCTTGCTTTGGCTCTTTATGCGGTGAAACTGCAAAAGTATTTCATGAGTGAATCGGCAAGAAATAGTGCCATCTTCGAAGCGTTGAAAATTAAGGCAAGGGAATCTATCGAGAAAACCGAGGAGGCAAATGAGCGATTGATGAGATTGCTCACTACATGTGATTTCCATGTTGGAACACTAGAAGAAGCCATCAAGAATAAGAAGGTAATCTTCTTTAATTACGGAAGAATAGAGAAGAAGCAGAAGAGAGCATTCAAACTCATTTCTGAAAATAGTGACTTGAAATCAGATTTTTCTGTTGCAAGGAACGACTACTATAATCTTGTGGAAAGTATTCCGAGTGATAGTTATTTCTACTATTTCAGCAACAGCCCTTATCTGAGAAACCTGCATAAGATAGCTATGTGGAATAATTCAAGTGGGGAAAGACGGTCTGCAGGAAGGTTCCTCTATTGTAATAAGCCAACTGCACAAAATAATGCAAGCACCTCATATTCTTCATACAGAATCGAATGCAACGAGATTGTACCTCCCGATGATTTGGAGATTACAGACGCAAGCAAACTGATGATTGAACGGGTAACCCCACCTTTACTTCATTGCTTGCAAAAGAAGTATATCAAGAAGGTGGACCAATGTAGTGTCTGTCAATTTGCTTTTGTGGTGAAATACGACAAATATACACTAGGTGGATTTGGTTTTACGCTACCTCAACACAAGGGGTATGATTTGTTTCAGTTAACGGACTTCTGCACGAATAACGCAATCCCTCGATTGAGTAAACTCATATTGTATTGCATTCAGTCTGTAGGCGTTCAAAGATATTTGAGCAGAAGAATGCGCAAGCTTTGCGAGAAGGTTATATCCTGCGCTTATACTCATAAGCCAGTGAGCATGAAATATCGTGGCGTGTACAAAAAAGTGAAGGAACACTGCACATCATCTTATCTTGCTTACGAAGGAATACTTGGCATATACCCTACGAATAAGGAAATCATTGAGAAATATCAAAAATCGTTGAAGAATGGAAAATGAAGATAGATGGAAATACGCAAAAGTTGATATAAACCTCATAGATGAGGTAGAAATCAATGCAAATGAAATGTCGGGTGAAGACTTCGCCCAACTAACAGACAACATTGCTAAGTCTGGATTGAGTAGTGTGCCTACCTGTATCAAGAAGGATAATGGTAGATACATCATGATCAGCGGTAATTATCGTTTGAGGGCATGCAAGAAACTGCACTATAAAATGCTAGGCATCTTATATGTAGAAGAGAGCGAGATTACAAATGATGAAGCTATTGCTATTGAATTATCTCACGACTCCCTTCATGGTGAAGCTAATGTTAGCATCTTGAAGAAGTTGTTTGCATCAATTCAATCTATCGACTTCAAGAAGTTTGCTCATGTGAACATTGACGAGATTAAGCCAATAAGCACAGAGGGTATAGATGTATATGCCATGCAGGAGAATTTCGTATTCACCATCATCCTCTACCCTAGTTCATTTGCTAGTCTGGACACATTGTATGGAGATATTCGTGAACAAGCACGTAAAAGTGATGCTCTCGTTTTAGCTTCCGATGAAGATAACGAGAAAACCCTGCTTAAAATCCAAAAAGAGATAGGTAAGGAGTTTGGCATAAAATCCCCAAGTATCTCATTTGCCAAATTGTTAGAGTTAGCGAGTGAACGTTTAATCGAAATAAAGGAAGGAGAAAAAGAAAATGATTTGGAGCATAACAAGTAAAGAAGAGATGGAGAACTATGGAATTTCTTCCGTCTTCAAATATTATAGAGAAGCCTTAGGAAAAGATAATGTCAAACTAGCTGTTGTAGATGAAAACGATAAGCTAGACTTCTTACAAAAGGAAGATGTGGCATTACTTAGAACCGCAAGCGAATCTCTCATCAAGACTATCCGAGCAAAAGGTGTAAAAACAACAGCAGAGGATTTCTCTAAATACGAATTGGTAAAGGATAAGGAAAAGGTCTTCCGTTTCCTTTGTAGTTGCGGTATTAGAGCACCGAAACAATATCATTTATCATCATTACAAGAAGGTAAGACATATTTTGTTAAACCTAGATATGGAAGTGATAGTTTTGGTATATCGGAGAAAAGCATCTGTCGTACCCCAAAAGAGGTAATGGAACAGGTGAAATACCTTAAAGAAGAGTTTGGAATGGAAAGTATTGTTGAGGAGTATATTGCTGGATCTGATTGCACGGTAACCTGCATTAATAACCATAAATATTTACTTCTGTGTTCGATTTCTATTGATTGCGATGAAACCAATGGCATCCAAACACGAGATTGCAAAGTTGGTTTTAAGGAATGCTGTTCTGCAATGAATGATGACAGGTTAATGAATTTGGCAGGAACTATATTCCTTTACTTAGGATTGAAATCTCACGCAAGAATTGATTTTCGCAAGGGAATAGATGGTAGATATTATCCTATAGATATCAATCTGCTTCCTGGACTTGGACCATTAGACCATCTTTCGAAATCACTTTTGTTGTGTAAGAATATGTCGTATATAGATGCTTTGAAAGCTGTCATAGCATCTGCAAGTTAGAAAGGTTGATTATGACAAAGGTAAGAAGAACAGAATTTAAAAAAATTGCCGCTGCTTACGAAAAGAAGGGCGGCAATATGGCTGCTACGGCAGTAGCTTTGGGCATTACACGCCAAGCCTTATATAACTGGCGAAAAGAGGATGAGAAGTTAGCCAAGATGTTGGATGATATAGATGAAGGCATTCTTGACTTTACTGAAAGCAAGCTGGTCGAAAAGGTGAATGAAGGTAATCTAACTGCAATCATCTTCCTTCTGAAAACTAAGGGCAAGAAGCGTGGCTATGTCGAGCAAGTAGATAACAGATTAGTAGAAAACCCATTCGAGAAGTTAATGAAGGAGCTTCCCGATGATGAAGAAGGATAATTATGTATAACGGAGAATTGTATATACCAGACTGCTTGTTTCCTACGGACAATCCGTTGGAGATACCATGTTTGTTGTCTGATGTGCAACCTCAGTACATAGAAATCCCATTCTATTGCTTTGGTGAGCAGGCAAGAACAACGAATATGAATGGCAGGGGAACACTCCACTTCTATACTGATGATTATAGATTCCGGTCAATCTATGAGAAGCCAGAGAAGATTTTGAAGTATAACCCTGGCAGCATCATTGAGCCTAACTTCAGCTTATCAAATGATACTCCAATAGCTTTTGGTATGCAGGCTATCTACAAGAAACGCTTTCTTGCGAGAGCTATGCAGGAAAAGGGGATTGGTGTATTTGTTGACTTAAATGTGGCTCCTAAGTTCTATAAGCTGAATTTGATGGGTGTCCCTAAAGGTTACTCATCATTCGCCACAAGGGGGTGTACAGACCGATTAAATGAACTGCAATTTGAATACGAGATTGCCAAGTTCGTAGCAAATGGCAACAGATTCAGATTCATCGTTTATGGAGGTGGTAACGTGATTGAGCAGTGGTGTAAGGAAAATAATGCCGTCTATGTAACACCAATCATCATCATCAAGAATAAGTTGAAAGCTTTTGAAAAGATGAAAGATACCATCGGTATGCTTGATCTTGATGCAAAAGCAAAATACCAAGAGCTGAAAAAGACCTTGTATGATACTCAAGTAAAGAACTTCTCTGTAGAAGATATGCTTGATAACATGCAGGATTTCCCAAAGCTCTCAAAGTAGTTTATTATAGTTAGTAATTAAATTGTTAGGTTATGGGTAAACGAAGTAATGGCACAAGAGGGACAAACAGTTCTTCAGCAAGCAAGAGCCGTAAGGCAAGTGGTGGGGTGAGCGAGCTTGATAGAAAATTTCCTAATTGGAACATAAATTTATTCATTTCAAAGACACCCTATGGAGTCGAAGAAGCCGTTATTGGTTCTTTTCATAGGGTCTATGGAAAGAAATACAGCCTCAGTCAAGAAGTTGGTGATATTGATAAAACATTTAAAGAACTTGGGAAAGATGTATATGTTGACATAAATTCAAGCATTAACACGCCACAAGATTTCTTGAATAAACAAGATGTTGCAAAATACATGTCATCAAGAAATTATGACGGTATCAAGGCTTTAAGATACACTGATGGTAATAGTGAAAGAATAATGATTGTTGATGGAAATCATCGTTTCGTTGCCGCAAAGCTCAATCATGAGAGAAAGGTTAAAATGAGAATAATCGAATAAAGTGTTTGTTTATAGGGAGATTTATATTATTGATGGTTATCATCGAGTTGCAGCAGCCATACTTAAAGGAAACAAGAAAATACGAATATTATTGAATTAGCAATATGTCAGAACAGAAAGCAATAAAAAAAATGATTGCATGGCGCAATGATTGGTGTCTCTTCGCCAAGGAAGTCTTGAAGGCTCGCCTTGACGAAGAGCAAAAGGCTATATTGCGTTCTGTTCAGAAGAACAAAATGACAACGGTAGCCAGTGGAACTGCAAGGGGTAAGGACTTCATCGCTGCCGTAGCCGCTTTATGTTTCCTCTACCTCACTCCTCGCTTTGGTAAGGATGGCAGTTTGGAAAAGAACACCAAGATTGCCCTTACTGCACCGACAGGAAGACAGGTAACAAACATCATGATACCAGAAGTGGCACGTCTATACAAAAAGGCAGGCTTTCTGCCTGGTCGTTTGCTGTCGGATGGTATCAGAACAGATTACGAGGAATGGTATCTGACAGGTTTCAAATCTTCAGCCGACAACACAGAGGCTTGGTCGGGATTCCATGCTGTAAACACCATGTTCATCGTAACTGAAGCATCCGGTATCTCGGACACCATCTATAATGCAATCGAGGGTAACCTGCAAGGTAACTCTCGATTGCTATTGGTATTCAACCCAAACGTTACTACAGGGTATGCAGCCAACTCCATGAAGTCTCCCCGATTCAAGAAGTTTAGATTATCATCTCTCAACGCAGAGAACGTAGTAAGCAAGAAAAACATTATCCCTGGTCAAGTTGACTATGAATGGGTAGCCGATAAGGTCTCAGCATGGGCACAGAAGATCAGAAAGTCTGAGTTTGATGAGGGTCGTGGTGATTTTGTGTGGGAAGGTGGATATTACACTCCAAATGACCTTTTTCGTGTTAAGGTTCTCGGTATGTTTCCGAAGGTTTCCGAAGATACCCTCATTCCATACGAATGGTGCGAGATTGCCCATAGAAGATGGAAGGAACTTAAAGATAGTGGCTTTATCACCCATAAGCCAATACGCCTAGGTGTCGATGTCGCAGGTATGGGGCGCGATAGGTCTTGCTATGTTCCACGACAAGGAAACTATGTTTCAGAAATCAAGTGTCATAATTCGGGTGGTCATGCGGACCACATGGCAGTCGCAGGTCAAGTCGCGCACTACCTAAGTTTGAGTTCCAAGAATAAAGCCTTCATTGATACCATAGGAGAAGGTGCTGGAGTTTATTCAAGACTCATAGAACAAAAGTATTTAACTGCATTCTCTTGCAAGTTCTCGGAAGGCGTGAGAAACAAGCATGATGTGACAGGCTGCTACTCTTTCGCTAACATGAGGGCTTATTTGTTTTGGTGTATACGTGACTGGCTCAACCCAAAGAATGGATTCTTTGCAGCACTCCCACCTGACGATGAGTTGGATCAAGAATTGTGCGAAGTGCATTGGCTGTTTCAGTCAGATGGTTCAATCATCATGGAACCAAAAGACGAAATCAAGAAGCGTCTGAAACGTTCTCCCGACAAGATGGATGCCCTTGCCAACACCTTCTATCCATACGACTTCGATAGAGACAATGATTTGCAATTGTTAAATAGTATAGTATAAATTTGCAAGATACAGAAAAGTTTTGTAACTTTGCAGCCGAAACGTTACCTTTAACGTTTCATTGCTCTTAGTGCACTCCGACCGTGAGGTTAGAGTGCATTTTTTATTTAATATAAAGTAATTCAGAAAAAGACTATACACTTCAATATAAGCCTTTCTAAGCGGTTCATTTTTTATCTCCATATAACTTATACCATTTTTAAGAAATAGACTTACATACACAAAATTAATAGTTTGATATAAGTGTCTAAGTATCAATAAGTTAAACTAAGTTAGCAAAAAGCACTTTATGCTCAAAACGTTTGGTCATTTGCAAAAAAATGATTACCTTTGCACTATCAAAATAAAAATAACAATTAAAAGATAAGAGCAATGAAAAAGGTTAAAGTTTACACAGTAGAAGCGTTAGAGAAGCGAATTACAAAGGCTTTGAAAAAGGTCAAGTTCGGCTACCAAGAAGGATGCTTGATTGAAGCTACAGATGCAGAGTTTAGTATCTACAACTTCAACACTGCACTTTGTAATTTACAGCAGAAAGGAGTCGTAGCATACAATGAGAATACAGAAAGCTATGAATTGGTTTAAATTATAGGAGATAAGAGCAATGAACGTTTACACAGAATCTGATAGATATACGGTATTACTTCACGCATTCGACACTTTTGAAGGTGCTTGCGAGTATATTACACACATTATAAATGTAGGGGAGTGTAAGGTTCCCCCTCTCATAAAAGCTTGGAATGGTGGCGTGGTTACAGCAAAATGGATGGCTAAGAAAACTGATAAAGGAATTAAATTTGAATTGTTTAATAATTAAGATAGATATGAATAAGCAAGAATTAAAAGACCTCACCTATAAAATGGTAGAGGAAAGAGTTGATAAGGGGGTTGAGTTGTTTAATAGCTTTGTATTCTTTCCAGTCTTATATGACGAACTGAAAAAGAAGTTCTCGAAAGAATACTGCGATATGTTCAGAAACGTTGTTCTAGACACCTGCATTCTTTATCCAGATTGGAAGGAACATGAAATCTTGCAAGAGGTTGCTTCACAATTCGAGAGTCATGGAAATGTTTAATAGGAGGAAATGAATATGACAGTATATGAATTATCTGAACTTCAGAAAGAAGAACTCAAAATCGAAATGTTGAAAGATAAGTTTGTTGGGTACAAACTTTCATTCAGAGAGTTAGCATGTGCTAATGAGCTCATCAGCGACCGAGAGTTGTTCGGAAGATATAAGGATCAGACCTTTACAGATAAAGACTTCATCGTATCACGCTAAATGAAATCGTATGGAAAACAACTGCACAACAATAGAAGAGCTGAAATCCGTAACCACGCAGGTTGGCGGTGATGAATGGAAAGATTTCTTCTCACTCATCAAAAAAGGCTCATATAGCCTATATGGTTTTCATCAGTTTCTTAATGAGAGACCAGACCTATGCTTATTAATTCAAGGTATAGGAGATTACCAAACTGCCATTAAAGCTACGTTAGACGAAATCGGATTGAATGATGGTGATATAAATGGACCAGGAGGAAATCATCTTAAATTAATTGTGGCGGATCAGATAGGATTCATAGTGTATGAAACGAAAGTTATGAACTTTTAAAAATAAGATAGAGCAATGGAAGAGAACGTTATCATAGCAATGGATGCCGAAAAGTCTAAAAAGATAAAAGGCATTCCTTCAAGTTGGGACTGGGAGGATATTCATTTCTACCTCATTACTGAATTGGGTTTCAGTTTTGATGTTGTGTTCAATTATTCAAAAAACATAGAGGAGGTATCTTATGAAGGATAATGCAAGAACTATCAAGTACGATTCTATCACATCATACGCAAAGGAATATGGGGTAGAATATCTTAGTAACGAGAACCTTATTGCTTCAATTATCGGTATAGACCATATGCTACAGGGTAATGAACCAATAAGAAAAATCTTTGATGGTAGTCATTCACTGAGAAAGGCAAGCAAGAGAACACTGCAGGAGCTTACATCTATCAAAGGAATAGGCGAAAAGAAGGCTACCGCTATACTCGCTGCATTCGAACTTGGCAGAAGATTTATGAAAGAGAAGTCGCAAGAACTTACAGATTTGGGTAGTTCCCTCGACATCTACAACTATATTTTACCATACGTCAAGGATTTAGAAATAGAAGAATCTTATCTGTTCTGTATGGATAACAACTTCAAGTTAATCAAAATGGTTCGATTGTCACAAGGTGGAATATCAGAAACCACTATAGACGTAAGAATTGTGTGTAAAGAAGCTATCTCCTGCAATGCCGTAATAATAGCATTGGTTCACAATCATCCAAGCCCTAACTGCTTTCCATCAAAATCTGACGATGAGATAACATATAAGATACAGAAGGCTTGTGAAATAATGAGATTGTATTTTATGGACCACGTTATCATCAGTAGCAAGTCCGACCAGTATTACTCTTACCACGACAAAGGGAGACTATAGGCTACAAGCCGATAAAATACCTCAAACCCATAATTACATACCAAAAGAATCTAACTTAAACACAGAAGATATTTTGCACGTTTAAGTGCATTTTTATTGCATCTTATCTTCCAAGGGAGGGCTGTGAAGTTCTCCCTTGTTTATTGAAATGAAAATAATTTCTCACTTTTTTGCAAAAACTATTTGTTGATTAAATAATATTTCGTATATTTGCACCCATAAAAGCGTGTGAAGATGCACGTGACAGAACTTTTCGTAACATTGCTCTTACACCGAGTTCTACGTTTGGTCTGCCTGCATTTCGCTCGCAGACCATTTTTTGTTAAATATAACTCAACAAGCAATGAACAAGTATTACAGAAAAGTTCTTGAAGCACTGAAAACCAATCGAGACATTAAGGCATTGGGGTTCAGTCGTAAGGAGTTAAAGGGTGTTGCCGCCAATGTTGCCAACAAACTTCAACTCAAAGATGATGCTACTGACGAAGAAGTTAGTGAAGGTATTAGTGACGCAATTGATGATGTCTTGCCGTTACTCCAGTTAACTCAGTCCGCAGCAGACCGCCAAGTCTCAGAGTACAAAAACGCTCATCCTGCACCAGATGACGATCCAGATCCAGATGACGATCCAGATCCAGATGACGATCCAGCACGTAGAAGTCCGTCACGGAAGGGCAAGAAGGGCAAGAAGGATAGCGATGATGATGACTCCGCTACCCTCACCGCAATCAAGGAACTTACAAAGGCTGTTGCTACACTCCAAGGCGATGTAACTGCATTGAAGTCTGGCAATACCACAAGCAGCCGTACCGCAAAGGTAAGGGAACTGCTGAAAGACACAGGTAAGTTCGGAGAGCGTCGGCTTAAATCTTTCTCTCACATGAAGTTTGAGAATGAAGAGGAGTTTGAGGACTACCTCGATGAGTTGAAGGAAGATATTGAGGAAGAGAACAAGGAAAGACTTGAAAAGGGTCTTGAAAAGCTTGGACGAATCCCTGCTCCCGATACCAAACCTCAGCCAAAGGAGGAAGATAAGTTAATGTCTGATGATGAAGTCAAGGAGCTGGCTAAGATGTAATCATCTATTGTTTCACTAATAAATTATTAGATTATGGTAGCAGAAGACTACAAGCCAAAAACCAAAGGCTACGACATGGGTAAGGACGCTGTGGTTATCCGTCAGTATCTCGGTGGTATCACAGGCGGTAGAGCACTCGACTACGCCAACTTCAAGGATGAGGTTATTCAGGCAGGTCACATCATTGTCCGCAAGAAGGTTGATGATGTTTATGAGTATTCTCCACTTGAAACCGAAGATGGCAAGTACAAAGACAAGGCTAGCGAAGCAGAATTTGCTGGTGTTGTCGTTCGCTCACGCATGAAGGGTGAAGCGGTTGCCATTATGGATAATGGTCGCGTGAATGATGTGGCAATGCCTTATCAGTTCAAGGACGAAACTCAGAGAACCGCCATCAAGACAGCTCTCCCAAGTCTTATTTTTGAGCATGACTAAGTTGTGCTCTAGTTTTTAACTTAAAAGATTGTTTATATGAACGAATCACTTTTTATTCAGTTTATCCGAGCTATCTTCCCTAAACTTAGCTTGTATGTTAAGGAGAAGGAGAATCCGAAGGAGCGTACCTATCTTTACAAGGAGATGCTTACCGATGTGTATTCTCCAGATCAGAAGTGGGAAGGTTCATCAGCTAAGACCACATATGTAGCTGCCGACATCGTTGAGATGGATTCAGACATTCCTTTGAAGAAGCGTGGTCAAATCGCAACCTCTAATGGTAAGTTGCCAAAGATTGCGATGAAGAAGATTCTTTTCGAGTCTGATATCAACAACATCAACATCATGAAGGCTCAGTATGAGAACATTGTAGCGAGAGCCAATTCATTCCAGGCGCAAGGCTTGGTTGAGCAGGCTACATCAACACGACAGGCTGCTAATACTGCAAAGGCTCGTATCATCAACAAGCTCATGAATGATGGTGTCGCTTGCTCTGTCGGTCTCGAAGAGCGTAACGAAATGAACTTCTTGGCAGGTCTCTCTAATGGTATTATTGCCGTTGAAGATGCAGACAATTCGGGTAAGGCTATCCGTGTTGACTATGGATATTTTAAGGCAAACTGCTTCAAAACAGCAACCAATGGTGTTACTACCCGTGATGATTTCGAGAAAATCTTCGATAAGGCAAATGCCGATAACAATACCATCATACAGGTTATGCTCGCTAAGACGCAGATTAAGAAAATCCGCAAGGAGCAATGGGCAAAAGAGCTTGTTGCCGACTACGAGGGTAAGACTTATACCGAAAATACCAAGCTCAAGACACCATCGGAGTCAGCTTTCTCGGAAGCATTCGAGGATGAGTTCGGTGCAGCCATCAAGGTTATCAACCGAACCGTGATTATCGAGAAGAACGGAAAGCCAAAATCAGTTAAGCCATGGAATGAGAATAACATTATCTTCATCTGTAACACCAACGTAGGCTCTTTCGTTTGGGGTACCCTTGCAGAGGACACCAACCGAGTAGCAGGTGTTCAGTACTCTAACGTTGACAGCTACAAGCTTATCTCTAAGTACTCCAAGAATGAGCCATCTTTGCAGGAGGTTACCGCAGGACAGGCTATCTGCTTACCAGTAATCGAGGACGTAGATCAGATTTATATGCTCACTACCAAGTCTGAGGAGGTTGATACGAATGCCGAGTCTACCGATGATACCGACCAGTATACAACTTACAAGGGTAAGAAGTATAAGAAGGCTGACCTCATCGCTGCTTTGAAGGCTGCTGGTGTCAATGTGAAGACTAACTCAACCGATGAGACTCTGATTAAGGCTCTCAACTCACTCAGCGATGAGGAGGAAGCCGAAGTTCTCTCTAAACTCACTCCAGAGGTTTAATTTGAATTGATATGAAGACAATAAAGCAAGCATTGATTGATGAAATCCACTACCCTATCCCTTTAGGATTCGTGGAGAATAAGATGATAGAACGTCAGCTTAATGGTGATGATGAATATACATTTGAGGTCGCTCAGTCCAAGGAATGGAAAGGTGCGCTTGCTGATTGTCTGTACTCTCTCATACAAGCTGTAAGCTTATCCGAGTCAGACAAGAGCATAGGAACACTATCTGACAAGGATAAGGAAAGGCTGCTAGTACGAATAAATGCTTTATACAAAACCATCGGTGAATCCCCTGCACTGGGTCAACCGATGGTTTATATAGGAGGTTAAGATATGGCTGTATTGGATTTCGCTGCTCATACCCTAGATTACCTACACGTAACTGATGGGTATGAAGACGATAACGGAGACTATGTTGAAGGCTCAGAAGAATGGGTGGAGAACTATTGTAAGTGTGATATTGTTCCTGCAGGCAAGGCAAACGTTATCACTATCCCCGATGGTTCTGCAAAGAACTATTCCTACACCATCTACAACCTTCCTAGAGCATGCCGTGATTTCGAGTATGGAGACAAAATCCGTGTAAAGCTCTTCGGAAACGAAGTGAAGGAATTTGTCGTACTCGGCTTTCATCGTTATCAACTGCAATGTAAAATATGGGTATAAAACTCTCAACCTCTCAGTCTGCGCTCGATAACTTTTTTCAGTCCGCTATGGCGATAATAAAGCAAGAAATCCTCACTGCTTATGCCAAGCTAGGAGAAGAATGTAATGCAAGGATAAGAGACCGCTCGGCAGAGGAAAGTTGGATAGACCATACAGGAAACCTACGAAGCTCCATCGGTTATGCCATCTTTGACTACGGAAGGAAACAAGTAGAATCAGCCTTCGCTTCCATAGGCAATGGTTCTAATGGTTCACAAGAAGGAAGACAAATGATAGCTGACCTAGCCAAGGAATACTCACAGGTTTACGCATTGGTAGTAGTCGCGGCTATGAACTATGCAGACTTTGTAGAAGCTAAAGAAAATAAAGATGTGCTTGCATCCACTGAGTTATGGGCTCGTTCCGTCGTTGATGGTAAACTAAAGCTCGCTGTGGATAAAGCTGTAAGTAGAATCAATCAGATAAAGCTATGAAATCGGATATTGATATTAAGGATGATGTGTACAACATTATCTCTTCTTCGAAATTAAAGACTGCTGTAACAGGTAGTCTTTGCAAGCGAGGAAGACCATTCTATGGAACAGGTACAACTGGCAAGGAAGATATTTGCATCTCAGTGCTAGCAAATCAAACCTCGCAAATCCAAGAAGCTTTTGTGAATGTAAACATCTATGTTCAAGATCAAGCTATCACAAAGAAAGGCAATACCCGAAAGGAAGAGAACACGGCAAGGCTCCGTGAGTTATGTCAACTCTCTTTCTCTACCTTCGAAGCAGTTCATGGATCAGATTTCCGCTTGTCTATGAGTGAACAGAGGGTAATAGCTTGCGAGGGCACAAGTGAGCACATCATTAATAACAAATTATTGTATCAAACTATAAACGATTAAGATTATGTCAGTAACAACATGGGGAAAACCATCCATCTATGTTCGTAACCTTAGTGATGCTACAAACAACTGGAAGAAACTCGACACTCCAAAGGAGGACACTACCCAGCTGAACCCTACCAAGGGTGATACAACAGAAGCTAAGGAGGAAGGTGGCGGTATTGTCGATTCAAAGACAACTAAGTCCACCTACGAACTCGTTTATCAAGAGTTCATCAAGAAGGGCTTACCTCAGCCATTCCCTACCATTGATGGACTTATCGAAGGAAACTACGCTATCGCTGTTCAGCCGGAAGATGCAGAGAACCCTGGCTGCTATATTGGCAATTCAACCGTCAGCGTAGAGGAATCATATTCTTCTGCGGATGGTGCTTTGATGCAGTACACCCACAAGGCTCTTGTGCCAGAGGGTGACGAGGTAGCAAAGACCACCAACAAGAAGGGTGAGACCGTATATTGTCAGTTCCGTTGGCGCATCATCACAGCCAAGAAAGCTAAGGGTAAGACTGATGAATATGTTCTTACATTCAAGCATCCTGCAGGTGCTACAGACACAACAACGGAGATAACTGTTCCTACAAACGGACAAACCGACGGTGACGTTTAAGGCAATATGTTGATTTCCTTTCACCCTTCAGCCGATTGAGGGTTATCAGTCGGCAACCTACCCAAGTAGCTCAGTTGGTTAGAGCGAGACCAAAGTCCGTCACATGAAATCCAGTTGGTCTTTAAAATGCTGGTTGAAAGACGCAGGTTCGAGTCCTGCCTTGGGTGCTAACAAATTTTATTGGCTTATGAAGAATGACATCGAAATTGGCGCTATTATAGCCATGGTGTTAACAGATACACCTCTAGGCATACAGGTAGGTAGAAGACATTTGTTTATCTACCCTCAGACTTTAGGCAAGATGTATTTGACTGCTCCATTGATTAAGCAGCTAGGTATCAAAGATGATAACTTAAAGCTGAATCCCCTCATTGAAGCACTCCGTGTAGTAGAGGAGAATCGAAGTCTTTGCTGTAAGATAATAGCCTACCACACTCTTCAGAAGAAATCCGATATGCTCAGTTCACGCATATTGAAGGCAAGGGAAAACATCATCTTCAAGTTCTGTGATAACGATGACATAGCAACCCTTCTCATCACCATACTCTCAGACAACAAGCTTCACGACATCATCACGGAATGTGGAATAGACAAGGAAGCGGAGCGTATGGAGAAGATAAACCAAGCCAAAGACTCCAGTAATCAGTATATCTTTGGTGGCAGAACCATTTGGGGCTCTCTCATTGACGCAGCTTGCGAGAGATATAAATGGACCCTTGACTATGTTCTGTGGGAAATCTCATACAACAACCTCACGCTTATGATGAAGGATAAGATAACTTCCATCTATCTATCCGATGAGGAAAGAAAGAAGGCTCACATTCCATCAGCAACAGAAAAGGTCTTCAGCGGAGATAACAAAGAGGACCTCATGGAGCTGATCAGACAGAGCGAAGAGAATCCAATTTAACCTCCAACACTAACAAGAATAAAGTAAAGAATAAAGGTTTGGGTGAGGAGGTGCACCTTTACGTAATTGACAGAATAAAAAAAATGGCAAGTATCAAGTTTGACATAACAGGCGATAATTCATCCGTACTGAAAGCCTTTCGAGGGGTACAGGATGGAGTATCACAGACAGCAAGAGCAGTCGAGCAGCAGGGCCAGAGCATTGAGAACGTTTTCAATCGCATCAAGTCCGTTGCATCGATGGCTTTCGCTGGCTTTACGGCAAAGGAAATCATCAGCACACTGGGTACTGTCCGAGGAGAGTTTCAGCAGTTTGAAATTGCCTTTGAAACCATGCTCGGTAGCGGACAGAAGGCAAAGGGAATGATTTCGGACCTCGCCAACCTTGCTGCTTCTACACCTTTTGACATGAAGGGTGTGGTAAATGGCGCAAAGCAGCTCCTTGCATACGGATTTGCAGCCAACGAGATTACCGATACCATGAGAAGGCTCGGTGACGTATCAGCAGGATTGGGATTGAACTTGCAGGACCTCACATGGCTCTATGGTACCACGATGGTGCAAGGTCGATTGTTCACAAGAGACTTGATGCAATTTACAGGTCGCGGTATTCCTTTGACAGAGGAACTTGCCAAGCAGTTCGGAGTTACCAAGGATAAGGTTTCGGAATTGGTGACAGCAGGTAAGGTAGGTTTCCCCGAAGTCAAGAAGGCTATCGAGAGTCTTACCAATGAAGGCGGCAAGTTCGGTGGATTGATGGAAAAGCAATCCCACTCTATTACTGGACAGATAAGCAATATCCAAGACACCATCGAAATGGCTATTAATGACCTCGGCACACAGACGGAAGGCTTGATGAATGATGCTTTGGATATCACATCTAAGGTTATCGACCATTGGAAGGAGATAGGTGAGGTTATCCTTGCAGCCGCATCTGCCATCGGTCTTTATAAGGCAATGGCGGTAAGTGTAGCAGCCTTTGACACAGCAACAACAAATGCAGGATATGCAGCCGAGTTGTCAGCTCTTGAATCTTTGCTCCCTATGAAGGAAGAAGCAAAGAAGACAGACCTTGAAGAAGCAGTAGCCAAAGGTCAATTATCAGCAGCACAGGCAGAGCTGGTAGCATCTAAGCGTGAAGAGGTCGCGGCTTACGTTGCCGAACTACAGGCGCAGGCAAAAGCAAAGGCAGACGCAGCCACCGCAGCCGCAGAGGAAGTGAAGGCATTGGAGAACAAACTTGCTATGCAGGACAACGAGGTTCAATCACTCCAAGATGCTTACGATGCCCTGGAATCCTATACAGATGGGCAGAAGGTAGAGACAGCAGAAATCAAACTCAACACTGCCGTTAACGAAAGGAACACCATTGCAAAGCAACTCCAAACGGCTAGAGAAACTGCTGCAACCGCAGCCACAGAAGCAAATACAGCAGCCAATACGGCTAACACAGCATCCCAAGGCTTGAATACCGCAGCTACCGCAAGAGACACCGCAGCCAAAGGAATATGGGCACAGGTCACCCTTCTCTGCAAAAGGGCACAGGACGCATGGAATGCTTCTATGTTCTCAAGTCCTCTTTTTTGGATAGCTGCCACCATCGCAGCAGTAACCTATGCCGTATATAAGCTTGCTACCGCCGAATCAGCACATGAAACGGCAGTAAGGAAATCCAATGAAGCGTGGGATGAGTTTGACAGCAAGGTCAAGGAACGTCAGCAGAATATCGAAAGCCTTATCAGAACAATTCAGTCTGAGACAGCTACAGAATACGAGAAGGCAGAAGCTTACCAAAAACTCTCCAACCTCGCACCTCAGTTAACAGAGCAATACTCACAAGCTCAACTAGCATCTGCCGATTTTGCTAAGACGCAGAAGGAAGTTGCCGAGAGCATGGATGAGTTGAAGTACGACAAGGCAGTTGAGGAAGTTGAGAAGTACCGAAAGAAGGTTGAGGAGCTTCAAATGCAACTCAGAGCAGACGCAGCCAATGGCGGTCAAGGTAGCATCGCTATCTCATCACAGATAAACCAAGCCAAAGAAGACCTTGACCAAGCAGAAGAAAAGCTTTCCAACATCATCCAACTTCGAGACCAAGCAGCCGAGAATGCAAAGCCTATCGAAGTTCGCTTGCAAGAAGCACAGGAGAACGAAAGTGTACGTCAAGAAATCTTTGACTTCTATGACGAAGCAATCAATCTGGCCAACGATTGGCAAGCTGCCAACGAAACCATCAACTACGCCACAGGTGAGAGTAGATTGGATGCGTTCATCAATAAGGCTCAGAAAGAGATAGCAGGTCTTCGAGAGGACATCAAGAACAATCCTGCTGATCTGAATCTCCGCATGCAGGAGTCTGAGAAAACAAAGGTTCTGAACAACCTCTTAACGATGAAGCGGAATTGGGCGGTCACTGGCGCTACGACCATTCCTTTGATTTTCAAGGCTCAATGGAACACCGCCAAACAATCCCTCAACCAAGCAAAAAAAAGAGCACAAGCGTTGGCTAACAATGGTTCTACGGAAACCTATCAGCAAGCTTACAACAGGACGCAGCGTGAATATAACGCAGCCAAGAGGAGGGTTGCTGCTATGGAGAGAAATAAGAGCAAATACACCGCTTCTCAGTACGAAACCGCCACCCAAAACTTGAAAGCAGCCAAGGATGCCTACTCGAAACTAGGTGGTGATGTAAGCGGAAGGGCAGCAAGAGCGGCAGTTACAGCTCGTAAGACTCGCATTAAGGAAGAAAACAAGACTATCAAAGCCCAAGAGGATTTAAACAACCGCTTGAAGACTTTGCAACAGAAAAATACAGATGAAACTATCTCCCTCATGCAGGAAGGCACGGAGAAGAAGCTTGCTCAAATCAAGAACGACTATGCCAAGCGCAAAGCCGAAATTGACAAGCAGGAAGCAGAGTTCAAGAAGAAAAACAAGGAAGCTGGCAAGAAAGTAACCCTTACCTCTGCTCAGTCCAATGCCCTCAATAAGGCTAGAGACCTCGCTACCCAAGAGTATAATAAGAAGCTTGATGAGGTCAACAGGGAAGCCCTCACCTCTATGCGTGACTACTTGAAGGAGTATGGTTCACTCTATCAGCAGAAACAAGCCATTGCCGAGGAGTATGAGGAGAAGATAGCCAAGGCTCAGACGGAAGGCGAAAAGCTCTCTCTTCAGCAGCAGAGAAAGAAGGACCTCCAAACCATCGAGATAAATGCCATCAGACAGAACATCGATTGGGGAAGTATCTTCGGAGACTTCGGTGCTATGTTCAAGGACCAACTGGAACCAACTATTGAGAAGCTGCAAGAGCTTTCAAAGAGTACAACAGATGTTAATGAGCAGAAGACCATACAGGAACTTATCTCCAAGCTACAAGGCTCTGCCACCATCTGGAATAGTGACATCTTTAAGAAAGTCTCTGACGACATCAACTCCTATCAGTCAGCCATGCAGGGCTATATTGATGCACAAGAGCGAGAGATTGAAGCCACGAAAGCTGTCACCAAGGCGCAGGAAGACCTCGCTAAGGCTAAGAAGAGTGGTGACAAGACAAGTATCAGCAAGGCTGAAGCCAACCTCTCTAGAGCGCAGGGCGTACTTACTACCGCATCTAACAACGTTTTGGAGTTCGGTTCATCAGTTCAGAAGGCATCATCAGACTTGCAGACATCTGCACAGAAGGCAGTTTCTCAGTTCCAGCAACTTGAAAATGGTTTGCAGGGTCTTACATCGGGGTCACTCAAAGGCATAGGAAACTCTATCCTAGGACTTGACAAGCTTTTCGGCGGCAACATGCAGAAGGACGTTGCTAACACGCTCGCAAAGGGCATCCAAGGGTTGCTCGGTAAAGATAGTGACGCAGCCAAATCTCTGACGAAAGCTTTAGGGGATAGCGGTATGGCAGGTGAAATAATCTCCGCAATACTCGGCATCCTCGATATTCTGAAAGATGGTTTCGGAACACTCATCAGCAACCTCATGGACACGGTCTTTGGCGCAGTAACGGGCATCCTCGATGATGCTTTATCGGGTGACATCGTTATGAAGCCATTGAAGAGTATCGGGAACAACGTTTCTCATATCCTCAACACGCTTTCATTCGGTGGCTTTAATAGTCTGTTCGGTGGAGATGGAAATGCAAAGAAGGTCAATGATACCATCGAAAGACTGACGGATAGAAATACCCTCTTGCAGCAATCCATCGAGGATTTGACTGACGCAATGGAAAACTCCTATGGTTCCAAGGCAACCTCATACTACGAGCAAGCCTACAAGAATCAGCAGGAGACCAATCAGAACTACCTCGACATCGCAAAGGCACAGGCAAGCTATCACGGTTCGCACCACTCATGGAACGCTTATTGGGGTGGCTTCGGTAGTGACGAGATGGATTGGATCAAGAAGAACGTCAAGTCAGATTTCAATGGCGACCTCTTTTCCCTCAGCCCAGAGGAAATGAAGCTCCTCCGTGGCAACGTTGCCATTTGGGAGCATATCGAGAACACTGGCAAGGGTAACTATGGTGGGCGTCTGACGGAGAAGCTGAATGACTACATAGACCAAGCGGGCAAGCTGGAAGAGTTGTCAGAGCAGTTCAAGGAGAATCTTACTCAGATTTCCTTCAGTGGAATGAGAGATAGCTTTTTGACGGACCTTATGGACATGAAGAAGGATGGTAGCGACTTTGCTAGCGAAATGGCAGATGATTTCGCAGAAAAGATGCAGAAGTCCCTTCTCTCTTTCAGTATGGAAGACCTTATCAATGGAGACTTGAAGAAACTCTACGATGATTGGGCAAAGGCTATGAAGGATAAAAACGGAAAGCTAACCAAGGATGATGTAGATGCATTCTACAAGCGTTACGATGATATAGTCCAGGAAGGCTTGAAGAGACGTGACGAGTGGGCAAAGGTAACAGGCTACACTGGTTCCTCATCCTCATCACAGACCGCAACAAGCGGAGGATGGGCATCTATGGGGCAAGATACCGCGGACGAGCTGAATGGTCGCTTCACCGCCCTGCAGATTGCAGGAGAGTCAATTGCTCAGAACATGACTACCACCATATCACAGATGGAGAGCATCGTTACACTCGGTATCTCAACCAATGGCGCAGTATTGGAGATTAGAAACATGATGATTATGACAAACAGCTACCTCGAAGACATCGTGAAGTATTCAAAGCTTACCTACAATGACTTCGGAGCCAAGCTGGATGATATGAACAGAAGATTAAAGGATATTTGACCTCTATAGGCTTTTCGCTTGTCAGCCCTTACAACTACACTCAACAATAGCAAAAGCGGCTCACAGCGAAGCCTATGATGTTATTTAATGATTAAATAGTTATGCTTAATGGTCAACTTTATATCAATGGCAAGGATGCCTATCTTACGTGGGGCATATTCTTAGACGAAACCGCCCTCAGTGCGCTTATGACCCCTGCACCAAACAAGGAGTTCATTAGCAACAAGTATCGCTCAAAGGACGGCAAGTCGGTTATCAAGCACAATCCTAGATTGGATGAGAGGGAGATAACGCTGCCGTTCAATATGACAGCCAAGGACTCAGATACGTTCTTGACGAACTATGCTAGGTTCTGCGAGGAGGTTCTTGCCAAGGGAGAGTTGGTTATCCGCACCCGATTTCAGCCTAATGTGTGGTATCGGTGCATCTATCTCTCCTGCACTCAATTCAGTCAGTGCATTCGGGAAATGGCAAAGTTCAGCCTAAAGCTCAACGAGCCAGACCCTAGTGACAGAGGTGAAACAAGTAAATATACAAGCTAATGATTCAGATTAAGAGAAATAACAAGGTATTCTTCACATTAGAGGACTTCGGTGAGGGTTCTAAGCTGTCATATCAGCTTATGGACCACCACTACATCATCTTGAAGTTCACTACGGCTACTCCTGTCTATTTCGAGATTGGGGACTCCGTGGAGATTCCCGACTTCGGTTACTTTGAGCTTACATCATCATACTTCCCTAAGCACAATGATAGTGATGGCTACGACTACGAAATGCAGATGGATGCCTACTATATGTCTTGGAAGAATAAGATTTGCAAGTATCGCCCTCAGCACGGAGCAAACGAGACCTCTTTCAACCTCACCACAACGGTAGGCGTACACATGAACGTTATACTAGGCAACCTAAAGGCGCTAGGGCTTACGTACAATGGCAAGGAGTTCTCTGTTGACTACACTACGTACAACAACAAGGCTTTCGATGTTCAGAAGAGATTCTTGATCGAGTACGGCTCAATCAGTATTCTCGATGCTCTCAACGCCATCTGTTCTGAAGACGCACTCAACTGCGAGTGGTGGATAGATGGCTCTATTATATACCTTGGATATTGCGAAATGGAAGGGCAGACAACATTCGAACAGGATGTTAATGTTCTGTCTATGTCCTATTCGGAATCTAAGTCAACTTATATTACGAGACTGTACGCATTCGGCTCAGACAGAAATATTCCGAAGGGATATTTCACTGGTGCCGATGCGGACGTCACTACCGATGGCGTAGCTACCGATTACCTCATGCTCCCTAACAAGGAAGTGGATAGTGATGGTTTCTACGCAAAGGATGGCTACCTGGAGAACGTGAATGTCGTGAAGAACGACAAGCAGGCTATCGAAGGTGTCGTGATGTTCGAGGAAGAATACCCAAAGGTTGAGAGTGTTGTCAGCAGTATCAAGACGTATGATAGCACCGTTGATAACGAAGACGGGACGAAGACTACACAGACGTTTTGGCAGGTCACTTCTACAGACTCTTTCACTAATAGCTTCAAGGAGAGTTGGATAAAGAGTAACCTCACTTTAGGCATCAAGTTCACTAGCGGTGCTCTCATGGGTATGGAGTTCGATGTTAGTTTCAAAGTCATTGACAAGGTTAACTACTTTGAGATTGTTGCTAATGACACTTACGGAAGAACTCTTCCCGATGGCGTTATGTGCCCGAAGGTAGGTGATAAGTACTTCCTGTTCAATTGGGACGCAACCAAGATTACAGATACGGACCTCATCCCTACTGCTCAATTATCTCTGTTCGATAGAGCGAAGCAGTACTATCAGAAGACCATGATCAGCAATTCAAACTTCACCTGCACGATGGATGGAGACAAGTTCTACAATGATGGAATATACGATTACCATCCTCTCGGTGAACAGGTAAAGCTGATTAATGATATGTTTGCGCAGGTGGATGCGGATGGCAAGCACTACCGAAACTCTCGTATCATTGGCATGGAGATACCTTTGGATATCCCTTACGACCACCCTCAGTACACAGTAGGAGAAAAGGCTGCAACAAGCCGGTTAGGTAAGTTGGAAGACAAGGTTGATTCCATCAAGGTGAATGGAATGCATATAGGCGGCACGGGAAGTGGTAACGGTGGAGGTGTCTATGTAATTGGCATGAACGATACCACTCCTGCATCCGATAGTAACGTTTATTCTGCTAGACGTTCTAGGATGGAGTTTGTATCTAGGCTGCAGGATAACACCGCAAAGGGCACAATCACTTGGGAAAAGGTGCAGAAGTTCTTTAGTGGGTTGCATGTCGGTAACTCCAACAATGAGAACGGAGGATCCTGGATTCCCGACACAGAAGGTCGTTCGCACCTCATCACAGATTACTTGGAGGTAAGAATGAAGGCTATCTTCGAGGAGCTGGTCATCAATAAAACATCCACCATCGGTGGTAAGGAGATAATCTCTCCTGCGGGAGGTGTGGTGGCTCATAAGGTAGAAGAGGTTACTGTGACATATAATAATGTGTCACAGAAGGCTTATCGTTGCTATTTCTTAGCAGAGCAGGAAGGTGATGAGGTAGATAACGACTTCGCGGTTAACGACCAAGTGCGCTCGGAATCATTCAATGTTCGCAAGGGCACTTATCACAAGGCTGGCAATCACTTCTATTGGCGATTGGTAATCGGTCGTGATGAAGACCCTGTAGAGCTGGAAGGAAAGAAATATCATTATATCGACCTCTCTGATACCGATTGCGCTACGGCAAGCGATGTACCTGCGAAAGGTGATGTGCTCAACCAGTGCGGTAACAGAACCGATGTAGAACGTCAGAACTGCCTTATCTTCTCGGCGGTAGATACCTATTCGCCATCCATCAGCCTCTATCACGGCATCAACAGCTATTCCTTTGCCAATAGGGAGTACGTGGAATATGGTGTAAATAAGCAGAATAACAAGGCATTCTTCAACGTCTATGGTGATATGTATGTAGGTGATAGACCTACAAAGGAGAATGGCTATGAGGGCAGCTCTTATATCAGATATGATAGCAGCACTAAGCAATTGTCTGTTAAGGGTAAGATTTCCGCTAAATCCACTGTGGATGGCAAGGAATTGTCTCAGTATTTCAATAAGATTGCCGAATTGCAGAATCAGGTGGATGGTGCTATCGAAACGTGGTTCTATGATGGTGTTCCTACCTTGGAGAATGCCCCAGCCATCAGTTGGAAGACCGATAAGGATAAAGAAATCCATCTTGGCGACCTTTACTACAACAACAAGACGGGCAAGGCATACCGCTTTGCCAAGGATAGCAACACCTATAAGTGGACTATCATTACAGATACCGACATCGCCAAAGCCCTTTCCGATGCAAGAATGGCACAGGAGACCGCAAACGGGAAGATGAAGGTGTTCAGCGTTCTGCCTACGACACCTTATCAGGTTGGCGATATATGGGTTAATGCCACTTATCCTTCTGACGGCAGTACCTACAAGAATGAGGTATTGCGCTGTCAGACCAACAAAGCGGCTGGTTCTCAGTTCGCCATCGGTGATTGGATTAAAGCATCTAAATACACCGATGATACCGTTGCCAACGCAGCAAAAAAGGCAGCAGAAGATGCTCAGAAGGCGGCACAGACCGCACAGAAGGATATTACGAACCTCGAAAAGACGGTCACTGATAATAAGAAGGAATTCGATAATTATGTTACCGATGGCTACCTAGAGCCTTCTGAGATTGCAGCAATGGCGCAGGATTCTAAGCGACTTGAGGATGATTTTGCGGCTGCACAGAAGTCGTATAATGAGGTGAAGGATGCAGAGGTACTGAAGGACACCAAGGAACTCACTGACCTCAACACCGCTTTTGCTACCCTCACGAGTGCCAAAACGGAACTCATCAAGTTTCTTTCAGATATATCTAAAAGATACAATGAGACTGATACCGACGGCAAGGCTGCTATCGTCTCAGCCGTGGGAACGAAGTTCACCAACTTCCAAAGCGCATATTCTGCCTTCTATGACAAGCTGGGTTTGGCAAACGCATATATCACTAGGAAGATATATGGTGACTTGAAGCAGAATATCACAGACCTCGCAGGTTACAAGTATCTCAAGGATGCGCTCGGTCAGACTACAGATATTGACGGTGGTCTTGTAATGACAACGCTCCTTGCGCTGAGAGACGGAGACGGAAACGTTCAGAGCGGTATCAACGGAGCAATAGACCCGAACAGAGGAAAGAAGAGTATCGCAACGTGGTGGGGCGGTCAGATGGTGGATAAGGACTATAATAGCGGAAATCTTACCCCTGCAACCTCCCTCATCCGCTTCGACGGCTCTGGCTACCTTGCCAATGGTGCTATCTGGTGGGATGTGAGCGGAAAGGTTCACGCAGACCCTACATCGTTTATCATCAGCGAAAAGAATCTTGGCGCATACCTCATCTTCTTCGAGCCGACTTGGAAGGAAGGAAGTGCAGGAACGAGCGTTGCCGACCTTGTATCACTGAAGCCAAACGCACCATTCTCTAAACTTGGTGTATCGGGCGATGCTACCTTCGAGGGCGCAATCTCCTTCCATGGCATTAAGCTCACGTATGATTCCACAAACAAGGCTATCAAAATTGATGGTAATCTCTATGCCACAGGCGGTATCACGGCATACGGAGCAGGAGCATCTACCACGGGTGGTGGCGGCTTGATTGCAAGCGTAATCAGCTATGCGAGAATCTTAGAAGGAAGCTATACGGATGCAGACTTGACTAGTATTCCGAATGCCTATGCTATCAAGGCTCTCAGCAGCCGAATTGACAACATAGCCACAGAACTTGGCGGTCTTAATCTCTCTTGGAATAACATCACGGGTAAGCCATCAACATTCACACCTAGTGCGCATACCCATAAGTGGACAGAAATCACTGACCGCATCACGAAGGTAAGCCAGCTTACCAATGATAAAGGGTATCTGACTGCTCATCAGTCTCTCGCAAGCTATTATACCAAAGCGGAGATTGATGCAAAGGGCTATACTACCAATAAGGGTACTGTTACATCTGTAGCTCTTACCCTTCCTACTGGTTTGACGTGCGCAACTAAGACCATCACAACAAGCGGTACGTTTGCTATTAGTCTTGCTTCTGGTTACTCCATCCCAACAACAACAAAGCAGACGGCTTGGGATGGTGCGGTATCAGCAAAGCATACTCATAGCAATAAGTCTGTATTGGACGGCATTTCATCCACTAAGGTAAGTCATTGGAATAGTGCCTATGACTGGTACGCCCTTATGACTACTGACGAGGAGACTGCGGACGGAATTATCAATAAGTGGAACGAGGTGGTGAGCTTCCTCGCCAATATTGCGCAGACAGACACTCTTAGCGGTATTGTTGACGGAATCAATAAGTCAATTTCTGATGAGGTGACAAGAGCGAAAAAAGCAGAAGGGGTAAACGCTTCGGGCATATCCACCAATAAGACGAATATCACTACTTTGCAGGGCTACTTTACAAGCGGCTCTGCCAAGAAGGCTCTACAACTCACGAACGCTCGCAATCTTTGGGGTAATTCGTTCAATGGTACTTCTGATGTCAATGGAAGCATCATCGTGCCTAACGGAAAGTATATCTCCATCGGCAACATAAAGATGGAGTATGATGCTACCAATAAGGCGTTGAAGATTACGAACACTATGACTAACGAGGTGGCAAACCTCTACACTAGTGGTGGTGTTTCTGCCTATGGTGTGGGAACATCATCATCCAGTGGTAGCGGCTTGAACGGCAGTGTGAAGAGTTATTCAAGTGCCTTGAAGCTTACATCAGAATCGCTGAGTGAGATTGCCTCTGCCTACTCCATCAAGGCTCTTGATTCTCGTATCTCCAGCCTGGAAGGTGGTAGTGCTACTGCTATTTCTGTCAGCGGTAGCGGTAATGCGGTTACGTCTGTCACCAAGAATGGTACTACTATCAGCGTAGTCAAGGGGAGCACGTTCCTAACGGCTCACCAAAGCCTTGCTGGTTACATGAAAACGGCGACTGCGGATGCAAAGTATATGTATCATAGCCGCAACAACATCGTGTCAGATTTGAATAGCTTCGCTACGAATGGTGCTGCACATATCTATGAGATGAACAATGTAACCAACAGACCGAATAGTAATTCTTGGGTGCAAGTGATGAACTGGGGAACAGGAGATTCTGATTATGGCTTCTTGCTTGCCAATGATTATTCTACTAATGGTCACATGTACTTCCGTCAGAAAATTGCGGGTTCGTGGAAAGATTGGAAGACCATCATCGACTCATCAAACATCGGGTCACAGTCGGTAAATTACGCTGCATCGGCGGGTTCTGTTGCTTGGACGAACGTAAGCGGAAGACCTAGCACGATGAAAAATCCAAGTGCTCTTTCTTGGAGCGGATATTCAAGCGGAAGCTATGATGGTAGTGCAGCAAAAAGCATAAGCATTCCGAACAACACGAACCAATTGACGAATGGAGCAGGATTCATTACAGCTAGCGCAAGCATCACAGGTAACGCCGCAACAGCAACCAAGGTGAACCACTCCCTTTCGGTCTTCGGCAAGTCATTCAATGGTTCGGCAGATGTGACCGTTGCGGACACGGACTTGATTGCTTCCATATCAACAGCCACAGCGAACTTGACCGACAAGACGGAGATTCTTACTTCCTATGCGAGCGACAATGGATTCAACGACAGCAACGCCAAGAATAGGATATATAGAAGACCAGCGTCGGCAATATGGGGTTACATCAACAGCAAGACCATCTCCAATGCGGATAAGTTGGATGGGGTTCATGCCTCTGGTTTGTTTACCAATCTGTCTAATAGTGGGAATAACATTTCCATTACCATTGGCGGCACGAATAAGACGTTGACAGCTGCCTATGCCACGAATTGTGACACCGTGGACGGCTATCATGCTCAGTTAGGAAGTAGCAAGCCGTATGGCAAGATTCCTGTAATTGGAACTGATGGCGTGATAGAACTTGGACATTATATTGATTTCCACCACGACAACACCACAGGCAGCGACTATTCCGTAAGGTTGCAGACCAACGGCAACCACAGCAATGTGGTAACGCTTCCAACGGCGACAGGAACCTTGGCACTTACATCGGACAATGTTGCCAGTGCCACGAAACTCCAAACCACAAGAACGCTTTGGGGTCAAAGTTTTGATGGAACTGGTAATGTAAGTGGTTCTTTATCTGGAGTTGGTCATATACAATTTAGTGCAGATAATTCTTATAGTATTGGAACAACTACTTCAGAAGCGGCTCACACTTATACAAGACAAGTATGGGCTAGACATTTAAATGCTAGTCGAGTTTATGCTGGTGATACTAATTTATATATTGGTTATAATAATACTGCGCAAGTAAGGTTCTTTTCAGGTACTAAACAATCTGGAGATGGCTCTAATGAACGAATGACTATATCAACTAATGGTAATGTTGGTATTGGAACTGCTGTACCTGCTTATAAACTTCATGTTGTAGGTGATATTTATTTATCTGATAGAGTTATAGCTAATAATTCTGTTTTGTCGAATAAGTTATATAGTAGTACAACTCCTAATATTAATACGGAAAATAAATGTATAGAAATTGCAGGTAATACTATTAGGGAATATCATTCGGGAGCAAATCCTTATCATAGCGGCATTACTTTAAATGATACTAGCCTTAGTTTTTCGGCTTATGGTACGATAGATATTACAGCTAATCAAGGTGGTATAACATTAGGTACTGGTGGTAGTATTAAATTATCTTCTGCGGCTGGATTTAATATAACATATCGGGGTGCTCACTTTAGTGTTAGTCAAACTAACGGAAGTGAATATACTTGGAGTATGGATTGTATTAAAGCAAAGGGAAACATATTAGCGACTGGTGGTATTACTGCTTACTCATCCTCAGATATCCGCTTGAAGCAGGATTTGCGGAAGCTGGACTACTTCGGCATCATCAAGGCAATGGGTGGCACATTCGGCTTTGCTTGGAAAAAGGACAATACAAGGTCTATCGGTTGGATTGCCCAGCACGTCTTGTGCAACCCTCACTTAAAGGACATCGTGGAGACGGACGAGAAGGGCTACTACAAGATTAACTACTGGTCTCCGAAGCTTATTGCAACGGCATTCGGTGCTATCGAGCAGGTGGGCGATGAGGTTAGCAGGTTGAAGGCTCGGGTGGTCTTCCTCGAATCAGAGGTTCATCGATTGAGTGGAGATAAGGAAGACTGCAACAAGAAGAGATTAGATAACAAGAATATTAATTCATTAAATTAGATTAGAAAATGGAGAATTTAAAGATTAACAAGAAGAGTGAACAGACAGCTGCCACTTATACCAAGGGCGGCTATCGAGTAGAAATCACCTACAATGTTGACAAGACGGGTGGCAACATTGAGAGCATCAATATGAGTATCTATGGTGACCCAAATGGTAATTATCTCGGCAATGCGAACGCCAGCTCCAACGGCAGCGAGCTGACCTATAACATCAGCGGTGTTCCGCAGAGCAAGCTCAGTGAGGTATCAGCATTGATTAAGGAGGTTAATTCCGCTATCGCCGCTAATATGGCAAGCGAGGCAGCAGAGTAAGTATCGTGAGTATTAACGCAGGGTGGCTCTTATAGAGCTGCCTTGCCTAGTGTTTTAAGTTCTAAAGATTAAGCGTATGGAACGATTTATGTTATGGCTTGCGAAAGTGTTCAAAGAACAGTAGAGCGAGTTGTTACTAAAGAAGTTGTAACAGAATAAGGAACTGAAGTTGAATATTAAAAAAATAAAGATTATGTCTTACAATAGTGAAAATGGAATTATTAGTGCTCCTGTTAGCATTGATGATGTTAAACGAGCTCTTGGAGAGAGTAGCAATGACCTTGCTACTCTTTGTAAGAGTGAAAATATAAATATATGGAGTAAGTATAAACCTATTAGTTGTAAAGGTGAATTTAAAGAATATCCTATTAGAGAAGACTCTGATGAAACTGTAACGTCTGCATATAATAAATATACTTGTGTTGTTCGTTGTGGTATGAATATACCTATGGATACTTACAAGAACTTACGTTATAATTATGGAGGAGAAGGTTTTGCTATTGAAGCATGTAAATATCTTTATATTGATAATGTATATGGAGTTAGAGGTATTGATAAAGATGCAAGTACTAATTCGCATACTGTATATGCTTCAGGAAAACACTTTCCAAAAGGTGGTACTAATTCTCCTTATAGATTAGGTGATTTTAGAAACTATAATAGCAAAGCAATAAGTAATATGTTCCAATCTTCTATTCCTACATTATTTAATGTTGAAGTTTCTTATTCTTCAACTCCTAAATTTAATTGTGTTCTATATAAGAATACAAATGTGGATGATAATACAAATGTTACTATGGAAGATATAATTACCGATTTGTATTTAGCTTGGTCTTTTTGGATTCAAATTTGTTATGATTCACCATATAATCTGTCTCTTATACACATCTCCGAGCCCACGAGACGCTACGCTATCTCGTATG